GAAGTTGAACCGATAATTTAAAACGAATGGAAAAAGAAGTAAGAGCGATTGTAGAACATTTTTATAAAAACGAAAAAAATGATACTATTGTAGAGTCTAAACTGAGTAGGGGAATGTGTAAAGTTGGTGATGAATTTATAATTAAACGTATAGATTTTAACCATACTAATTGGATTGAATCAGAATTTTATCTAAAATCAAAAGATGGTGGAATGCATTTTGCTATAACTTCTGATGAATTAATTAATTTCTTCAAACTAAAACAGCCAAAAGACCCGATTAATGGTAAAATTAAAGAATCTGAGAAAAAAGCCCCCGAATTTTGGTACGTCGATATAGTCGAAGAAAAAGACTCGGAACTGTTGCCGAAGTTTAAGAAGTGGTATTTAAAAAAAATTAATACAAGAATTGATTTTATTTACTCAAAATACGGTTTTTCAGGTTGGAGAAGTTTTAATGGTTATGATTGGATTTCTATTCGTGGTTGGGAAGCTAACTCCGACAAAATGCAGAAAATAACGCTAAATCAATGGAATAACTGGTTTAATAAATAACCAATTACGAAAGCACTTTAATCGGTGCTTTTTTTGTTTTACCCTTCATCTTATTTTAAAACCACTCATCACAATTTAAGTAATTCAAACGTTTTTAACCCTATATTTGAATATAATTAAAAACAAAGGATATGAAAGCAATTAAAACATTACAAACGAACGCAAAAAACATCAAAAAGTTTTTAAAACTTAGCGGTGTTAATGTTTTATCATGCAAGCAAAACGGATTGGGAGTTATTGTTGCTGTTAGGAATACTCCTGAAAACGTTTCTAAAGCTTTAAAATTCTTTTCAGAATTTGGATTAACATCTAGGTTTGGTGAGCCTGTTCACCCTAAAGGGGTCGCGAGAACATCTGATTTTGTAGATTTCGGTAATCTTTTTAGAACTGAAATATGCTAGGTAGCTATAAAAAAGGAGTCGTATTCTACAATGTTTACGACTCCAAATCTGAAAAATACAAACATCTTATACGAGCCTGTTGTAGAAGATTTAGAACTATCGGATTTAATAACAAGATTAATGAACACACTATAATAACTTTTGGAGACACTGAGTTAATAAGCTTTACACCTAAAATGAATTTCAACAAAACAAATGTTGAGCGATTTTTATTATCAATGTTTGATACAATAATTTGACTTTTTTTGTTTCATTTATTTTTTGTACTTTTGGTAAAACTAAAAATTAAAATTATGATAGCTTTCTTAGTTGCAGTAGCAGTAGTAGTAATTGTCGGCTCAATCGTTGCAGTCGTTGTGTTAACTAATTGATTTTGGTATGGGTGCGTTTTCACAAGAATTATTCGATAAAATTTGCGATGAGATTTCAGTATCTTCAATAGGCTTAGTTCATATCTGTAAAAAGCATGGAACAACATCTAATAGTTTTCATAGATGGATTAGAGAAGATGAAGAAGGTGAACTACGTTACAAATACACGTGCGCGCGAGAAAATCAAGCTGATTTCTTAGCTGACCAAATAATTGAGATTGCAGATGATTCTAGTAATGACACTAAAATAATTCATAAAGGTGAACAGGAAATAGAAGTTGAAAACACAGAATGGGTAAACCGTTCTAAACTTCGAGTTGAAGCGCGTAAATGGATTGCATCAAAATTAAAACCTAAGAAGTACGGGGATAAAATTGACCTTACAAGTTTAAATCAAAAAATAAATTCTGTACCAACCGAATTGACGGTTAAAATAATCAGACCAATAGAAGAAGATTAATGAACGCTACAATAGTTTTTGAAAAGAATTGGAATGCGATTAACGAAAAAACTGAGGACGGTAAAAACAAATTTAGATATATCGTAAATCGTGGTTCTTCTCGTTCATCAAAGACTATTTCATTAATTCAGGTTTATGACCTGTATTCACGTTCTAAAAGCAATAAACGTTGTACTATTTGGCGCGACACTAAAACAGATTGCAAAAAGACTGTTTTGAATGATATGCTTAAAACATTGAAGCGTGAAAATCTTTACAAAGTAAATCAAGACTTTAATAAAACTGAATCTATTTTCACTTACACAACTGATTCAACTGTTGAAATTCATGGAACTGATGATGAAGAAACAGTTCATGGTTTAACTCAGGATTTAGCATGGTTTAACGAGCCTTACAAGATTTCAAAAGATACATTTGACCAAATTGACCAGCGTACAAGTGATTTTGTTTTCATTGATTACAACCCTAAAAAAGGTCACTGGGTAGAAGATATAATAAAAGACGAAAGGACGATTGTAATTGATTCAACATTTAAAGATAATCCTTTTTGCCCTGAGGAACAGCGAAATAAAATACTTTCATACCAACCGTTAAAGTGGTCTTATTTAGTAAAGAATAAACTAATAAGTGAATATGAATTAAAAGCTTACAACTTCGAAGAAAACAAACTTAATTTCGAAAACAAACATATCAAGGAAGCTATTCGATGTATTCAAAACGAAACTAAAACAAGTGCAAACGAATTCAAATGGTGCGTATATGGTCTAGGTTTAAAAGCTGAAAAACCAAATAGAGTGTTTACTGATTGGGAAAAATGTAGAACAGAATTTTATCTAAAATTACACTCAAAAGAATACTTCGCTTGTGACTGGGGAAAATCTGACCCTTGGGCGGTTGTTGGTGCTAAATTCTATGACGGTGCTGTTTATTTCCATGAGTATAATTACCTTTCAGAAAATCAATGGCGCGAAAGAATGAGTAGTGATGAATCCGTAAAATTAGGTTCTGATACGGAAGGAATTGGAATTGTTCAATGGTTATTCGAAAGAATTAAAATACCTAAAAAAGCAGTAATAGATTGTGATTACAATAGACTTGAAAAGATTGCAATGTTACGTCGTTGTGGTTACGAACAAGCAAAACCAGCCATGAAGGGTAAAATTATTGAAGGAATCGATTTACTAGATAATGTTCAAGTATTTTATACTGATAATTCAGAAAATATTGAATATGAATTAGAAAACTATGAATGGGATATAGACCGATACGGAATAATTTTAGAAACTCCAATTGATAAAGATAATCATACGATGGATTGTTGCCGTTATTTGGCAAACAGACTAAGAGCAGAAGGATATATTAAATTAGTTTAAACAGTTTCTTCAACAAGTTCTAATGCTTTTTCAGGTGTAAATCCAGCATCTGTATAGGCTTTTACCGCTCTCGCTTTGATTTCCTTTACTTCGTTTTCTGTTTTATCGTCTTTTTGAAGTGCTGAAATATGCTCGTAATTTAAAGCTATTTTATGACCTTCTTTTAACCTTAATCGTTCACTAAAATTATTACAGTAATCATTAGCAAATGGAATTATAGCATCTTGATAAGCCATCTTTAAACCTTCTTGTAAGTTAGCTTGAACCTTAGATTTTTCTTTACTAAAAATATTATCATTCAATTGTACTGAATCAATAATGCGTTTCATTCCTTCCGAAATAGTTTCGAAAGTCATCATATCTTTAACAGGAAAACTTGTTGGATTCCATTTAGTATCATACGCAGTTATTGCAATTGCACTTTGTCCGTCAAATTGTCCATGAGTTTCTGCAAATTGTTTTTCAAGTGCTAATCTATCCTCAGAACCTAAAGGAATATTCCCAGCCATATCTTTTGAACCATTCGATATAAATCCTAATGCACCCTTTTTAGTTAACAAAACATTTTGAAAACCTTTCGAAGCTCTTATGTTTGAAATATCCATGTGAAGCGATTCAAGAACAGATTTACCTTTTAGGGGGTTTAACGGGTCTATGTTCTTATGGTGGATTATTTCGCTAGGTTGCCAAGTTTTACGTTGTTCTGTTCCATTATTATCGTAGTCTAAATAATATTCTTTGATAATTCCGTCAATGTCTATTTGCTCATAGATTAACCCCGTTAAAATCATCTTAATTCTATCTGCTGGTAAATTCCATAAAGCTGTTGGAACTTCTGATAGTGAAGAACCGTAATTTGTGTATGTTATGCGATTACCGAAAATTAAGTAATGCAAAGCACATTCTTGCATAAAAGATTTGCCATTCAACAAAACATTTGGATTTAATAAACGTTTAACGATTTCAGAATTTTCAACTACTTCACCTTTTGCATCAAGTTCCTGATAAATTCCGTTTGAAAACATTGAGGCGAAACGGTCAAAAACTATTTTTACCTCTGCGGTAGTGTTATAAATCTCCGCTTCTTTACCTACAACTGTAATCCATTGTTCTTTATCGTTATTACTTCCAAACAATCGATTTACCCAATTATTTGGTGTTCTTGTAAATCTATCGTTTCCTTGACCTCCCCATTGAAATCTAAAGTTACCCATTTGAATTAATCCCATAATTTTCAATATTTTGTCAAATTTATAGAAAAAAGTTTATATTTGCCTTGATAAATGGTAAATTTGCATTATGGAAGGACAAAAACCTACACAAGCGGAAATTGAAGCGGTTAAAAACGCAAAGAATAAAATTGTTAAATCGACTAAAATCGTTAAGAAATGATTGAAATACCAACGTTTGATAATCCCCGTGATGAAATAAAATTCATTCAGGAAAATAAGAAAGCGATTGAACATCAAAAAAAGTCGGCTTTGAAATTCTCTGATGAAATTAATTTCCACCACGATTCAGTTTCAAAAGTTTCTACAGAAAAAAGTGATCAGTACAATGAAGTATTTAAAGCTGAATCAAAAGATACTGATAATTTAATCCAACGTAAGTTAGTTATTAACACTACTAATTTGATTGATTCTCACATGGATATGCACGTGGATGGAATTTGGAATAAATCATTGAAAGAAACTAAATATTTACCTTTACTTCAAGAACATAAAATGTCATTCGATAGTATTATTTCTTGTTCCGAAAAAGACGGAATGAAAGTCTATACTAAAAACATGAATTGGACTGATTTAGGTTTCAATTTTGAAGGTAAAACACAAGCTTTAATTTTCGATGCTCCTATTTCAGTTGAACGTAATAAATTCATGTTTGAACAGTACAAAAAAGGGTATGTTCGTAATCATTCAGTTGGAATGAATTATACAAAAATTCTTTTTTGCGTTGGAAACAAAGAATGGGCAACAGCAGAAGAATATGAAGCGTGGGAAAAATATTATCCATTGGCTGTAAATAAAGAAATTGCAGATTCAAAAGGATATTTTTGGGCGGTGCTAGAGGCGAAAGTCCGTGAAGGTAGCGCTGTTGTAATGGGTAGTAATTACGCTACACCAACACTAGAAAGTAAGAATGAGCCGTTGAAAGACACTCAGGAAAACGATAAACAAGAGCCGTCAAACGACACTCAAAAAAGAAGAAGGTTACATTATTAACTAAAAATTTATTAAAATGTTTGTAGAAAAAACACAAGAAGAGATTGACAAAATGAGTGCTACAGAGTACCAAACGTACTGTACTCAAAAGTCAGAACACGAAGCTAATTTGCGAAAAGAAGAAATTGAAAAACAAATCGCAGAAGCTAACAAAAACAACGCATCTAAAGAAGATGTTGAAAGCTTACAAAACACTTTAAAGGAAATCATTAAAGAGCAAGAATTATTTGGTCTAAGAATGAAATCTGTTTTAGAGGTTAAAGGTTCTAGTTTTGGTATTGAAACTATTGAAACTAAAGTAAACAATTGGATTCAAGAAAACGAATCTAAAATTAAAGAAATTCATTCAGCTGGTTCAGGTCACATTGAATTTGAAATTAAAGCTGTTGATGCAGTCTCTACAGCAAGTGCAACTTTACCAAGTCCAGCACCAGCTTTAACAGGCGTTCAAATTGCTCCACCTTCAAATGTGAACTTAAGAGGTTCTATTGTAGATGGATTAATCAATACAATTCCAACTACACAAGCTGTGTATGCTTACACTGAATCCTTACCAAAAGATGGTGATTATTCATTTGTAGCTGAAAAAGGAACAAAACCTCAAATTGATTTAAAATTTGAAACTCGTTACGCTCAACCAGTTAAGGTAGCGGCTCACATGGTTTTAACAACTGAATCTGTTCAAGATATTCCTAATTTACGTTCGATAGCTAATAATTATTTACGCGCTAAACATGATTTAAAACGTCAAAACGGAATTTTATTTGGTAACGGAACAGCACCAAATCCAAAAGGTGCTACTGTTTATGGTCGTTTATTCTCAGCTGGAGCATTAGCAAACTCTGTTGTAACTCCAAACTTTATGGACGTTGTTAATGCTTGTATTACTGACATTTACACAACTCACAACTTTGTAGATGAAATTCCATACATGCCTAGTTTAGTCATGATTTCACCAAATGATTTCTTTATTAACTTAGTTTCTGCAAAAGATGCAAACGGATTGCCGTTATATCCTTCGGCTTCTTTGTTTAATCAAGTTGTTATTGGTGGCGTTACAATTATTCCTTTTATGGATATTCCTTCGGGAAAAATATTTGTAGCTGATATGAGCAAATATAACGCTACTAACTATGTTTCTTATACGGTAAAATTAGGTTGGATTAATGACCAATTCATTACTAATCAATTTACAATGGTAGGTGAGTCTCGTTTCCATGCTTTCGTTAAGAAATTAGACGAGCAAGCGTTTATTTACGATAATATCGCAACTATTAAAACAGCTATTACAGCACCTTAATTTTTAACATTATGAGTAATATAGTAGAAGTAGAGGTTATTATCGAAAAGTTTGGTAATTACTCAAAAGGAGATAAGCTTAAAATGAATAATACAACTGCTGATGCTTGTGTTAAGAATAAAGCTGTAAAATTAGTTATTTCAAAAAAAGAAAGTGATAAAGAACCAAAAGAAGATTAACAATGGGATTAATTGTAAATGTTGCAGATTTCACAGGTCGTTACTTGTTAGCGAAGAACCCGCATAACGTGAGTACTATTGATAATGTTATTGATTTGTACGAGAAAAGTTACATTTATAAGATTCTAGGTGTTGAACTTGGTGATTTATTGATTGCTGATTTAACGGGGGGCGTACCAACGTCTCCCGAATTTCAGACTATCTTTAATGAACTTGCTTTTAATTCTACTTGTAATGAACAGTTATTTGAGTCTAAAGGATTAAAGAATATTTTGTTAGGGTTTATTTATTGGAGCGCTGTTACAGAGGCTCGATTACAACCTTCACAAACAAACGGAGTAATTCAAGTTAAAGTTGAAACAGGAACAAGTACAACGAATATTTCAGAGATTTACAATCGATACAATGATTCAGTAAAATGGGTTAAATGTATTCAACAGTACATCTATGAGCATTTCGAAGATTATCCAACTTTCAAAGGTCAAAAAATACTAATTAACTATTCGATATGAGTAAGGATATAGTTGATGTTTTACGTTACGAACTGTTACCATTAATTGATAATACAGTCAAAGTTAAATCTGTTGTTTCGAATGTTACAACTTATACGCTTGTATTGTGTTCGATTAAGTGGTTAAAAGTTGGGCGTATTATAACAATTGGTTCTTATGAATTTCAAGTGATTAGCATTAACTATTTAACTAATGAAGTTGTTGTAAATATTCCTAATCCATTAGCGGTAATTAAGAAACATGATGTTGGTACAATTATACGTCCAACGTTCGTTCATGGTACTAAATACACGGCTAACATTGAGTGGTTGAAATCTATTCAATTTGACTTAAATACTGGCTTGCCTTTAATTTGGCTTTATGAATCGATTAACGAAAGTGTTAACGAGCAATTTAGTCCATTTGATTCAGAAGCTAGTTTAAGGTTGTTCTTTTTAGATTACATTGATTTAACTGGTGATTCACTAGTAAATGAAAATGGTAACTCAGATGAAAACTTTCAGATAAGAAAACAAGGCGTGAAACCTATGCTTTCATTATCTGATTCGTTTTTAGATACAGTTGATTCAAGTTACAAAGTAGAAAGGTCTTCTAGCTCTAATCGTACTACGTTCTCAATATTTGCGAATGAAAATTCTAAAAATGGTGAGACTAATTACGAAAGAATACTAGATGCAAATTTAGGAGGTGTTGAAATTCGACCAACATTATCTGTTTACAAAGGTGTCGAATGTTGTTAGAAAAAAATTAAAATTTAAATAAAATGAGTACACTATGTTGTCAAAAAGGAACTCCCAACTTTGGTCGTGCGAATTGCGTTGTGCAAATCGATGACATTGTAGGAGCGATTATTGTACCTACTTTCACAAATGCGGGGGCGTACAATGAAATCGATTTAACAGACCCTTTCACAGCTTCAACGCTTACGGGTTTAATCACAAACGCTGACCCTTCTTTACGCTGGGTGAAATTACCACGTTTCTATGGTGCTGATGCCCCAATTGCTGATTCAGTATTTGACGAAGCTACAGACGGAACAAAGTCTTTCGTTCGTGAAGGTATTTGGTCTTTTACTGCTGAGATTCGCGACAAAGATGCAGTTCCAGCCGTATTAAAGAAATTGAAAGCTTTACGTTGCACTAATTGGGCGATGTTCTTAGTAACACGTTCAAATCAATTGGTGTTAACTACAATTCCTGACTCAACTACTTTAGTTCGTCCGTTATTAGTTAACAACGGTTCGCTTGACCCTAAAATGATGTTCAAAAATGCAACAACGACTAACAAAATTATGTTTGCTGTTGACTTTGACAATTTGATGAGACAAGAGAATTTGTATGTTATCGATGGAAACGAAATCAATGTAGATTTCTTGAACATGAGACAATTAACTGATGTTAACTTAGTTCAAGTTGGCTCTGTTACTACAACTACTGCAACTGTTGGTTTACGTACTGATTTCGCTATGGGATTACACCCGAACTTTGATGTTGTTGGTTTGATTGGTGCGAACTTTGTATTAAAAAACTTAACAGATTCGACTACAGTTACAATCACATCTGTAACAGAAAGTTTGACTGTTGACGGACAATATAATATCGTTTATCCTACTCAAACATCTGCAGATGTATTAGAATTGTCTTTGGCACTTTCTACTTACTACACAGGTAAAGTTGAGTTAATCGTACCTTAATGAGTTGGTTTAAACATGGGCGTTTTTCGATTAATTTAGAATCGATGGAAGGATTAAAGTTAACCGAGTGTTACGAATTACTTTCAAACATTCCAAAAGAAATAGTGAAACTTGCTTATGATAAAGCAAACCCAAAAAAGAAGAAATAACAGAAAAGCCCTTGAAATTAATCGAGGGCTTTTTCATGCTTAAAAATCACTATTAAATCTATTATGCTGTTTCGAGCTTACCTAATGACTTACCACTTATGATAATTCAAAAGTACTTTTTAAATCCAATACAAACAAAACTAATTGTGTTGAACGGTGAATTTTTCGTTTAAGCGGTTGTAATAAGAAAAAAATAGTTTAAATTTGCTTAAAATCAATTGTTTTGTGAAAGTTCAACATGAAGTTTATTTAATGTTAGAACGTGCTAAGATGCTAAATAATGCGAGTGCGTGGGTTTATGCAATGCGCGACAATAAGGATTTACAGATTGAAATAATCCGAAAAGTTAAAGATAGATTATTCAAAGAAGGAACGAACGACCAAGGAAAGATTATCGGTACTTATTCACCTTTTACAGAAAAGTTAAATCGTCAAAAAGTTGCTGGTACTCATTACACTTTAAAAGATACAGGCGAATTTTATGAGTCTATTTACATTGGTGTTATGAATGATTACTTTTTTATTGATGGCGATGGTGATAAAGGAAAAGATAATCTATTCGAGAAGTACGGAGAAGGAATAATTGGACTTGATGAAAATACTTTTGATTGGTTCGGAGAAAAAATAATAAATAAATACATTGATTATGTTGGAAGGGTATTACACGGAGATTGACGATTTGCCACTAGATAGATGGATTAAAGCAAATAAATCAGATAATCCTATACTTTGTGCTTTGAGACTCGATAACAACAAAGGAAACAAGGAAAATGACCAAATCGCTTGGGAACTTGTTTTTAATGACTACTTAAAAAAAATAGGTGTTTCAGATGAGTATCAAGAGTATTTGGATTTAATTAGTTTATACAACGAGAAAGCGATTTTTTACCTAGACAACAGAGAACGTTATTTATTGAATGAATTAAATGAGATACAGCGTAAAATCGATAATATGAAAACTAGTTTTGGAGTTGACGACAAACACTCGATTCATAATTCATTAAATACACTTTCTAAAATAGAAGGCTACAGAATAAAGGCGTTTGAAATTACAACATTACAATATTTCCTACTAATAAAAAGCATGAAAAATGGCAAAGAATAGAGTTTATAGACAATCTGACGTTTCAGAAGCGGATATATTTGGAGCAATTACACAAAGTGCCGAAAAAGCAAGTGAAAAAATACAGCTTGTTGATGCTCAAATTGTAAAGTTTGCAGAACACAGTAAAGCGTTGATGAATACAGTTGATGGAAAAACAATTGGTGGTATTAATCAAGTTATCGCTTTAAATAAAGATTTACAGAAACAAGTAGTTACAACTACTCGATTAGAGAAGGATAAAGTAATTCATGCTAAGTTATCGAATGAAGTCGCTTCTGCTAGTGTATTATTAGGTAAAAAAGAAGTCCAAGTAAATCAACAAAAAGCAAGTTCAATTAAAAAACTATATGTTGAACAATCACAGTTAAACGAAAAGCAACGTCAAGCAAACGCACAGACAAAAGCTATTGCACAACTTCGTAATGCTGAAAAAGGTTCATTAGATGCGTTAAACGCTAAAATGAAACTTATTGAAATGGCTTACAATAAGTTGACTCCTGCTCAAATCGAAAACGAAAAAACTGGAAAACGTTATTTAGCCTCTTTAACAGCGGTTCGTGCTGAATTAGCAAAACAACAACAAGCCTACGGAAAACACAACATGGATGTAGGAAACTATAAAAAAGCGTTTGATGGTTTAGGATTTTCAGTTACTCAATTAGCACGTGAAATGCCAGCGTTTGCAAATAGTTTTCAAACTGGATTCATGGCAATATCGAATAACTTACCCATGTTTTTCGATGAGATACAAAAAATTAAACAAGCCAATGTTGAATTAAAAGCAAGCGGACAAGCTACAAAAAGCGTTTTTTCTCAGGTTGGTAGTGCTATATTTTCTTTTCAATCTTTATTAAGTATTGGTGTTACATTGCTAACTGTTTACGGCGCTAAAGTTATTGAATGGCTTAGCGGTACTGAAAAACAAAATGCTGAATTAGAAAAAATGAGAAAACACCAAAAGTTTTTAAATGAGCAAAATAATGAATATGCTGGTAGTTTAGCAAAAGAAACAAATCAAGTTATTAATCTATTAACTAGGTTAAAACAGTTAAATAAATCCTCTACAGACAGGACTAAAATACTAAATGAATTAAATACAAAATACGGATTTCATCTTAAAAACATGAAAAACGAATTGCTATTTCAATTATCGATAAATGAAGCTATTAATAATTATATTGCCGTATCAAAAAAACAACTTAGTTTAAAATTAAATGAAGAATACAGAGAAAGATTATTAAAAAAGGAATTTAAAGCTTATAGGGAGTTAAATGATAAATTAAAAGAAAACGGAAAAATAAAAAACGAGTTCCTAAAAGAAGAAATTGAAAATCAAAACAAATTAAATGGATTGACTGGTGAATATAGAAAGATGAATATTGACCAAATGATTCAATTTGACCCAACTATAGAACAAAATTACCCTGAATTAGTAGCTAAGATACGAGATGCTAGAGCAGAATATGCTAGGGTAGTAGGTGTAGAAATAAAAACTGAGGAATCACTAGAAAAGTTGCTTAAGAAGTCAGGAATAACAATTGATAAAACTACAGGTTCAATTGAAAATCAAACGAAAGCTTGGGAAGATTTAAATGTTCAACTAGAGCAGATAGATAAATTAAAAGAACACGTGGATGCTATGAAAGAATTAGCAGACCTTGATTTTACATTAGCATCTACAGCAAACGAACAAGAAATTGATAAAGTTCTAAAAAATAGAGATAAATTAATTCAAGAACAAAAAGATGCAATTCAAAAAGGCGAACAATTAAATACTGATTTTATTGATGATAATATCAACTATGAATTTGAGTTAAGAAAGCGTGGGATTGAAATGAATAGAAATTATAAGCTAGGAGTTTTAAAACAAGAGTTTGAAGAAGAAAAAAGATTGAGAATTGAAGCTGTAGAAAAAGAAACGGCATCTATTTTAGCGGAATTAGACAAACAAAAAGCTGAATTATTATCACAAGAAAAATTAACTACTGAGGAAAAAATTGATATTGAGAATAAATATAATTCACAAGTATTTTACTTAGGCAAGGAACGACAAAAGAAACTAGATGATATTAACGATGCAAACATTGATAAAGATAAAATTTACAGTAAGAAAAAACAGATTATTTTATCAGAATCAAACGATGCTATAATTAAAAACGAAGAAGCTAAAAACGATAAAATAAACGATGTAAACGATGATTTAATTGATGACCAAATTAATCAAGCTAAAAAAGTAAATGAGGAGTTATCCAATATTAGAGCAAAAGACGAGAAATCTGAAGAGGAAAGATTGAAACGCATGGCTGAGTTCCGTAAAAACATGATTAACGAAGGTCTTGACCAATGGAAAAAAGCGAGTGAAGAACGTGAAAAGTTAATCGATAGAGAAATTTCAGCGAGCGAAAAGTTAGCAGATGATTTAAGACAACAAGCAAACAACGGAACTATACAAGCGAATGAAAGTTTAGCAGAACAGAACCGAATCACAAACGAAAAGATACAGCAAAAACAAAAAGAGCAACGTATACAACAACAAATCGAAGAAATTAAGCTATTATACAACGCTACAGAGCAATATTTACAAGCTGGTGACACTTTGCCAGTCGCTGGAAGTAAAGCGTTCTTACAAGTTAAAGGAATTAAATTCTTGGCTCAATCGTTAACTGGATTCTTTAAAGGAACAAAAAGAACAATAGGTGAAGAACTAGGAGCGCCACAATTAAGTGGTAAAGATGGTCATATTGTTCGTGTAGATGGTTCTGAAATGGTTTTCAATGGTGATTTAACTAATAAAGTGATGAGTGTAAATCCAAGCGCCACGACTGATGAAATAGTTGATACTTATGTAAAATCTAAAACATCAAACAAAGCACCTGTATTTATTCAAAATAGTACTGCAGATGAAAGATTGATAAAAGAGGTTCAGGACTTGAAAAATGTAATGAAAAATAAAACCGAGTTCACAATGCACGGGGAAAGTATTTCAAATACGTTATTTCAAATCGTATCAACTGAAAAGAAAGGCGCTGATTTAATTAAAACTCGTCACATTTTTAAACGTAATTTATGAAGCATATTTTAAACGGTCAGGAAATAACTCCAAAGGATTACACTAATATTGGTCTTGTTATTGATTACGGTGACCCTATGACACTTGTTGCTGTGAATGTTGATACAATTACATTTGTAAATGAAGCACTTGAAATAATCGACAATCATTTAAATACAATAGGCGCTCAGGAGGGAATACCGTACGACTTTGAGTTAACAAACGGTCAAGTTCTTAATTACTTCGTTGATTTTGTTGATGGAATGACTATTGAAGAGGATGAGTTTGGAGCGCTTCAATACAAATGCAAGGTAAAAAGAAGATATAGTAATGAAATATTTAAAACACAAGCTGATGGACTTACTTTCGAGAATTTGGCATCAAATGGGGTTGCTTTTAGTTCTACTGCTGTACAAACGCCTTATGTAATAATTAAAAACAACCAACTTGAACAAGGTCTTTCGCTTTCAATTACTTTGTATGTGATGAGTGATGCGCTTTATACAGCGATTAAAGATACCGTGTTCATGGTTCAGGAGTTTGTACAAGCTGTTGACCCTTCACCAGCGCATTTAATTGGTGCTATTGCTAAACTAGTTGCACAAATTGCTTACACAGTCGCTTTGATTATTGCAATAATTAAACTCGCTCAACAGTTGCGAGAATTAATTTTACCTAAAATTCGTTATTACTACGCTAATTCATTGCGTGATTTAATTCGATTAGGATGCCAGTATTTAGGATATGAATTACAAAGTACGTTATTAGATAGTAGACGTTTTGACTATGTTCTTCCCGTTCCCTTGATTAAGGAAAAGGAAAACATATTTGATATACTTGAAAATGATTTAAACTTCGCTTTTAATACAACACACCCAACAAAGAGTGACACTATTAGAACACTTGGAGAAGCAATTGAAAGCGTTTTGACTACTTACAATGCTAAAATGCTAGTTTACCAAGATGCAACAAGTGGTAATAAGATTGTAAGAATTGAACGAAGAGACTTTGTATTTAATACATTCACTTCTGGAATAACAACAGCTTTATCAATACAAGGCACTCGAAGAAATGGCTACCAATTGAATACAAACGAAATGTACAAACGTCAATATGTTAAGCTTTTGACTGACCCTAACGATATTCATACATTCAATGATTTTGATGTTAATGATTGTGAAGATTCAACTGAACCGATTGTTGTATTAAACAAAGATTTAGTTTCAATCAAAGGATTTAACGAAGTGATGATTCCTTTTGCATTAGGCAGTCGTAAAATGAATTTGAATTGGATTGAGAATAGATTACAAGATTTATTTGGATTTATTGATACAGTCATAAATACTTTGGGCGGTTCGTCAAACTTAGTTCAAAACATAAATGATAGGATTGGAGTTTTGCAGATTAGTGAACAATTTTTCACAAAGACGAAACTGTTATTTTTAGTTGGTGATGGCAAAGTAAGAAAACAGCCAGCGAATTACAAAGATTTAATCGGAGCGCGTGAAATTGAAACGTTATTTCATGACATTGATTTCATTGGGAACAACTGTTTTAAAGTTTTAGAAGCTTCCGATTGTAATATTTCAGACGAACAATTCTTTTCTTTGCAATACAGTAATTATGCACCAATTAACGGGCAAAACTGCGAGTTGTTAAGGGTTGAATACTTGGATGACAAGAACCTTGCAAAAATAACTTTCAAAGAACCTAGTAATTGGGCGTTCAATTTACAAAAAAAATTAATAAATTAGCACCATGGATTTCAAACAATTAGAACAACTTAGCAATCAATTGTTAGAGGGTTTGCAAACCGTTCAACACAAAGTAACTAACATTACTGATAAAGATATATTGAGCAATCCTGATTTTCAAAGAAGTAAAGAAGCGTTATATCAACAGCTTGACAATTTGAAACAAGCAACACAAATGGCAAATGATACGAGTACTAAGTAGTGAATACGAAGATATTTTTGGGAACGTTTTAACGTTTTATCAAGCGAATTTGCTTGACCAAGTTATTTGTCGTTTTAATATCGAGTTGTCGATTCAGTTAATTTCTAGTAACTCGCAGTTGGTTGTTGTTGGTTTAAGTCCTAACCAATTACAGTTATATTCTGGTTCATGGTTTGATTCAGGATTCCGAGTTGGTCAAACTGTTAATGTAAACGTATACGATATTTCAGGATCAATCTCAGGCACAACTTCGGCAACTGTTAGCAATATTGTTGGCGGTGTCATTGAATTATCTAGTTTGCCTAGTGGGCTTACAAATGGACAGACATTTGATTCAGTTAATAAGATTGAGGTTGTATCAACTTCGATTTACGACCAATTGGATGCTTTATCTAATCATGTTCAAAATGGAGTTGTTGGCAGTTCTGAATCATTGATTGATGGACAAAATACTATTTTACGTTTTGACGGTTTAAATTCAGCACCTTTAACAACTACAATAAACGCTTATGGAGTTGGTAAATTATCAGGACAATTTGAAACATTTGGAAACTTAACTTACGATTCTATTGACGGTGGAAAAAGATACTACACTCTCGAAATTGGAACGCATCAAAGTGGTTTGTTTGACCCTAATTCATTTCTTGGCTCGTCTTGTTATAGGCATTTTTTAAAACTTGAAGCGAGAGTAACGCCAAGTGAGCCGTTCGGTGTTTCATCCGTTAATTATTCACTTAGTGCAAACACAGGATATTTAGACGAAGCTTATAATGTAGGAGTTGTTGATTCAGTATTGCAAGGAGTAAATATTTTAAGCGTAAACGGTGGTTTAAATTACGACCAAAGTACGAATGTTCGATTTACTGTTGAAACAAGCGCAACTGAAATACAAATAGGCGCTGTTTACGTTCCTTTAGATGATAGCTACAACCATAATAAGTACGAAAGTCAAAGTAATTTATGTATGCTTTCAGAAAGTTTTGTCCCTTTTACAAGCACGGTATATTCATCAAAGACAAACCCAACTGGAGCAAATTACACATTAACAACTGGTGTTATTAGTGTTATTTCACCAACACAAACAGAATACCAAGTTATTTTCAATCCAAATACAGCATTTACTAATTTTATTGAGTCTCGACCTGACGGAGACAGACGTATGATAATTTGGTTTAAAGCGGGTAATGTAAATCACACCATTTTTGATGGTCAAATGAATAAAGCCGTTAATGTATGGGGTGACTTGGAACTTGGAGATATTTGCCAATTCTTAAGACACGATGAAAACCAAACTACACCCGTAACGGATAATTTTTTCAGCGGAATAACACGAATAACAGAGGACGATTTAGGGTATTTATTAAATTTTGTGTTTGATAAATCAATTTTCTACAAAGAAGTAAAAGTATTCATTGAAGCGTATAAAAGCGCAACGGGTGAAAGATTCACGTTAGAAGAAGCTAGTTTCGATTTATCAGCTACACCAGTTTTTAGTGGTAAGCAATTGATCGACTTACAGCTAGGTGTTAGTAATAATTTACCTACAACAAGCGCAAAAAAACAGGCTTTTTTAATCAATGATGATGCTTTAGTTGATACTATTTCGGAATACGGTGTGCGTTTGTATTATCCGTTCTTATTAAAATGGCAATATTGGAATATTCAAAGCGGTGTTAATGCTGATTTCTTCCCATTTAAAGGTCAAGATTGGTTCACATACGATGATTTAAGCGGGTGGAATATTCAGATAACTACACAAGCGATTACAGACAACGATAAAACGTTTAGTTTTTCAAATCCTATTACGATTAGAACTTATGAAGATTCGCCATTCATTAACCATGAATTAAGTTATCATTTATTAGACGGAACACAAGTGACTTCATTTATCGATGGTGAGATAATGGAAATTCGTGCAAAATGGACTGATATTTTTACATTGGATGGAATTGATATGTATGGAACAATTACAATTGAACCCGAGGAATCAAACCCACGTTTTTTAATTTCAACTAAGGTTCCAACGGATTTCGATGTTAATAATCCATTACAACCAATTACAGGCGATTTAGCTACAGTTACACTTTTAGCAAGTAATTCTGTACAAGTTAGTTGTTATATTGATTGTAATAAACTAGATTTGTCAAAAAATGTAAGTGTTGGAGCGTTTATTGCATTAAATCCAGCTGGTGTAAGTGAATTTATATTACAAGAAGATGATTTCTTGTTACTTCAAGAAGATAATAATAAATTAATTTTAGAATAAATGGCTGATAGTAAAGTAAGTGCTTTAGCGTTAGAAGCAACAACAACAAGCGCTAGTGATTGGATGTATATTGCATCTTTCAACGGTACAACATGGGATTCAAAGAAAATTAAACCTGATAATGTAGGTGGTAAAAACTTTGCAAACGCAAATCTAACTTTAACGGGCAATCGTTCACATGATGGAGATTCAAACCGTATGACAATGGCGAAATTTAAAGATTTCACATTCGAAACGTTTATCGCTCCGACAATTGGTTTAGCTTCTTTAAATTTCAATGGTTACGGTAGTTTAATAAGTGACGAAACACACGCTTTTAACTCTGATAACGGAGTTACTATGAAAATGTTTGGCGATAACTCATCTCGTTTCTATGGTGCTGTTACAATGGAAGCTACAACACCAATTTATTTTGGTGCATCAACTCAGGGTATTAATAAAAACAGTTCTGCAAATGCAGTACGTATATTTAAAAGTGGTTCAGGGGATTGGACTTTCGGCTGGAACTTTGCGGAACTTCGTGCGTTTGGTACATTTGCGAGTGATTCAATCGAAATTAACAACGACAATAGTGAGTCGTATTTTACTCAAATTGATACAAACACGGGTAGAAAGTGGAAGTTCGGACATAAGTCTAGTGATGGCTCAATACGTGGTATGATTGGAGGCGGTTTAGTTGATACGGAAATTGTAAGCATTGACAAGAATGATGGAATGTTTAAACTTTCATTAGGATTAATGAAACTGACTGGAATACCAACTTCGAGTGCTGGACTTGCAAGCGGAACAGTTTGGAATGATTCAGGAACATTAAAAATAGTATAATTAAATAAAACATAAAATGGCAGTAAGAACAATACAACCGCAATTAATTAATGCACAATTAAAAATTTCAGATATAGTATATTTTGAGATTGACCCAAATGAATGGGGTGCAACAAAAGTAAATACTGAAAACGGAGAAGTTGACGTTTATCAATTTACATTACATGAATATTCATTAGATGTAAACGGCAATAGAAAACAAATTATGTCTTTTCCAATATTATACAGACGTGTCGGTTTAACAATTCCTGCTTTGGGCGGTGCAAATGTTATAGATATTTTAGAAAATGCAGATGATAATATCATTTTAGAGATCGACCGTGTTAATAAAATTCCTTTTAGTCCAAATCGTATTCAAAATATACGTTATTGGGATTTAACAGCTAGTGGTTTAGAAAAAGTAGTTTAACATGGCTTACGCACTTGAAGAACGAGTAAAAGATGTTGTTAAGGTTGTAAAATTGCCTTCAATGTACACACGCCAAAATAGAGGTGCGGATGAGTGTTACTGTAAGTTTGATGTATTTGGAAGTGAAACAAACGACCCTGAAAAGAAAATGTACACAAGTGCATGGATTAAGGATGCTCAGGAGGTTAGTTTTGTTTTAGTTAGACCGAACGATGTTGAGGTTATTTTGACCGCTTTACCATTCGTAAACGATGAAGATGCACTTTACACAACTGTAGACTGGTCAAATATCATTGACTTATACGGAATTGGATGTTATCAAATAAGAATTGATTTCTTAATTTCAGGAATTGAAGATTCGTTTATTTGGGGTAATTACAATTTATTCAACTACGATTTACAGCGATTGAACCACAAGGTTATGATTACAAGTATTTTCGATTCATTCCAAACGTTTGAAAATATTAATTTCAAAGATACTAAAATAAAAGATTCACTTTGTTTCAATGGTTGGTTTGGGAATTCACAAGATGGAATGTTAGTTGAAAACTTAGTTTATAATAACCGTGAAACTCGCAAATCATTTAGAGAATCAATTGTTGAATACGAATTAACGTGTCAAACAGAAAGTGAGTGTATTGTAAATAAATTACGTGAACAGCATCTATTGAATGAAAATGAAATGTATGTAAACGATTACAATGCTTTCAATCATAATCAATATTTAAACACGGCTGTAATTGTTGCAGAAAGTCCGAAAGCTACTTATAATCATCCGAAAGCTAGTATCACTGTAAAAGTAGAAGATAAATTCAAAAATAAACGTTCTAAATTTACTAAATAATGCCACAAAATACGCTTATAACAACAGATTTAACACTAAACTCATTATCGAATGTTGGTGGGAATTTCACAGCTAAATGGAACGGTAAAACGAGTTTACAGCCTATTGGAACGGTTACAGGATTAGTCACGCTTCAATATTCAAACGATAATTTAAACTATTTTGATTTAAGTGGTTATGTTGGTGTTAGTCCTATCACTCCTATTGTTTTGGATTCTGTTGATTGGGCGTTTTACAGATTTAAGGTTCATACCGTTGGAACTGGAACAGTTAAATGGTCGGTTGCTGGAAGTGAAGTTGTTGTAAGTGGTGGTGGAGGTTCGTCTTCATTGACATTATACGGATTATCTACAAATGACTTTAATAATGAGTATAAATCACAGTTGGATAATTTAGACCAAACATTTTTAAATATTTCATACATTAATTCATTAATTTTATGATTTTAAATTACTTTTACAAAAAATATTGCAAATGAGTGAAATACAAATACAACAAGGAGATTCTTTGACACTTTCAATTGTTGTTCCATTGGAAAAAATGGCGCAGTTGCAAGATTTTTGTTTGTACTCCGACTCATTGCCATTAGCTACATATTCAAAGAATCAATTTTTAGAAACTGAAACAGAAAATATTTTTTTACTTAAATTATCAAGTGAAAAAACAATGAGAATGAACGGTAAGCTAAAGCTTTCAATGGCATTTGATTTCTCTGATTTAGGCGTTAAAAAATCAAACAATATTTTTTACTTAAGTATTTTAAATACACAAAATAAGTTTTCAAATAATTCCACTTCAAATTTAATTCAAGCCATATTGACTTATGATATTATTGAAGATGAAATAGTTGAAGATGTTATTTTGGCGCAAATTGCAAAAGGTGACAAAGGAGACCAAGGTATTCAAGGCTTAAAAGGTGATAAAGGAGATAAGGGTGATAAGGGTGATACAGGAAATCAAGGTGTTGCGGGTATAAATGGAACTAACGGCACAAATGGAACTAACGGACTTTCAGCTTATGAAATAGCAGTTCAAGAAGGTTACGTAGGAACTCAAAGCCAATGGAACAACGATAATAAAAATAGAACATTCATTAATACATTAATATTAGGATAATGAAAATAAAAATAGACAATTATAATTTCGATAAAACATCTAAAACAATTACGTTTACTGATTATGGAACGATTGAATTGAATCGTATTTTAGGGGTTATTAATACAACTACAGGGAATATTATTTACACTCCGATTGATTCAACTTTGAACGGTACAGTTTCGGGTAATGTTTTGACTTTAGATT